GGTGGGGCGTAATGACCGGAAGACATCGCGACGGACGCAGAGAAAGATGGTTGCAAATGATGTAGATTACGATATGTTTGGTTAACTGGATTCTGGTTAATGAGCGATGAGGTGCTTGATGGCGCTTTTTGGAAGCACACCCGACACACCTAACATACCACCCCCTCCGACACGGTCGGATGAAGACCCGCAAGCGGCGGCGCTGAAGCAGCGGCGGTTAGCAGCGGCGGCAATGGGTCGGAGTAAAACCCAACTCGGTGGCGGTCAGGGGTTTGAGCAAGACAACACCAACGCTTCGGTGACGCTGCTTGGTAACACATCGGGTACGAGCGTATGATGGATGAAGCTGCGGCGGTCGTAAAACGATACGATCAACTTGAGAGCGAACGCGGAACGTGGGACTCCCACTGGGACGAGATCGCCGCGCGGGTGCTACCGCGATATCACAACACCATGCAGAACCCGTCGCTGACGATCACGCCCGGTGAGAAGAAGACTGAGTTGATGTTCGACGCGACGGCGGCGTTGGCGTTGGAACGGTTTGCAGCGGCGATGGAGAGCATGTTGACGCCGCGTAATCAGAAGTGGCACCGGCTGACATCGACAAATGATCAGTTGAACAAGGACCGTGAGGTCAAGCTGTTCTTCGAAGAAGCGACCAATATTTTATTCAAGCAACGGTATTCACCGACAGCGAACTACGCGTCTCAGCAACATGAAGTGTATATCGGCATGGGTGCGTTCGGCACCGCTGCGATGTTCTCGGATTTCGATGATCGCGGCGGGCTTCGCTACAAGGCGATTGATCTGCGCGAGTTGTTGTTCGACATGTCGCACCAGGGTGTGGTCGATACGTCTTACCGGAAGTTTAAACTGACCGCGCGGCAGATGCAGCAGCGGGTGGACGCTGGCCGATGGGACGCCATACCGGACTCTGTCAAGAAGGCGGTCGAGGACGAGCCCGATAAGAAATTTGATATTATCCATTGTGTTCGGCCTAACGCAGAGATAGTGCCCGGTCGCAAGGACGCGGCGGGTAAAGAGTTCTCGTCGTTGTACGTGTCGGTCGAGCAGAAGATGGTGGTGAGCCGTGGCGGGTTTAAGACGTTCCCGTACGCTGTCTCGCGGTATGTCACCGGGCCGGGTGAGATATACGGTCGGTCACCGGCGATGCTGGCGTTACCGGCTATCAAGGTTCTGAATGAGCAGAAGAAGACGATGTTGAAGCAGGGGCACCGTGTGGTAGACCCTGTGTTGCTGACGCATGATGATGGCGTGCTGGACGCGCTGTCGTTAAAGCCCGGTGCTGTTAATCCCGGTGGTGTGTCGGCGGAAGGCCGCGCGCTGGTGCATACGTTGCCGACCGGCAATCTAGCGGCGGGGCAAGAGTTGATGGACATGGAGCGGACGGTCATCAATGACGCGTTCCTTGTGAACTTATTTCAGATACTGGTGGAGACACCGGCAATGACCGCAACGGAGGTGCTAGAACGTGCGCGCGAGAAAGGGGCTTTGCTCTCACCTACAATGGGCCGTCAACAGAGTGAGATGCTGGGTCCACAGATTGCCAGGGACGTTGACCTGCTACAACAGCAAGGGTTGTTGCCCGAGTTACCCCCATTGCTGGTTGAGGCGGGCGGTGAGTTCGAGATCGAGTATGACAGCCCCCTTTCAAGATCACAGCGTTCAGAAGAGGCGGCTGGCTGGCTACGCACGCTTGAGGCGGCGATTGCATACGCGAACACTTCCCAGGACATAAGCGTGTTGGATCAGTTCGACACTGATGTGATTTATCCGGCATTGGCCGAGATCAATGCGGTGCCGGCGTCGTGGATGCGTGGTCAGGACGGTGTGGACGCAATTCGACAGGGTCGCGCACAGCAACAGCAGATGGACAAGATGATCGAGGCGGCACCGGGCGCTGCGGGTGTGATGAAGGCATTGCAGTAGGCCATGAATGAAAAGGTTCTCGACTTTCTCCGATCAAGATCGCAAGCGTATCGCAAGGTCTTTTCAGGCGTTTATGGTGAACGTGTCCTCTCTGACCTCGCGCGGTTTTGCCGAGCGAACGAGAGTACGTTCCACACCGACCCGCGCGTCGAAGGAATCATGCAAGGCCGTAGAGAGGTCTGGCTACGGATATCCAATCATTTGAATTTGACTGAAGAAGAGATTGTTAATTTGTATAACCCCGGAGGTGAGTAATGAGTGAAGTAGCAGGGTCCGTAGACGCGGGTAACCCAACCCCGACTGAACCAGTGGCCGCACCGGCAGAACCGAGTGCCGCGCCAGCAGTAACGACACCGGCTGAACCAGCAGCGCCACAGGCGACACCGGAGACACCGTGGATCGACACGGTGGGTGACGCCGACCTGAAAGGGTGGGCTGAGAAGAAAGGTCTTCAGAACGGTTCGTTCGAGAACGTGCTTGGGTCGTATCATAATCTTGAGAAGATGATGGGTGCGGACAAGGCCGGTCGAACGGTGACGCTATTGAATGAGGGGGCTACACCTGAAGAGGTGAATGAGTTCTATACGAAACTCGGTCGGCCTGAAGAGGCGACCGGGTACGGGATTGCCGTACCAGAGGGGGGAGACCCTAACTTCGCTGCGTGGGCGCAAGACACGTTCCACTCAGCGGGTTTGAGCAAAGCGCAGTCCGATGCGGTCACCGCAGCGTGGGCTGAGTTTGTCGGTAATAAGACCCAACAGAGTACGGAGGCCGCTGAGATTGCGGTTACCGATGCGACCAACGCGCTTAAGAAGGAATGGGGCGCGGCATATGATGCCAACGTCAAGATGGTGGATCAGGCCGCAGCGAAGTTAGGCATGAGCGAAGACCAGTTGACGGCGCTCAACCAATCGATGGGCGGTGCGGCCGCGATGAAGTTCGTGCATAACCTCGCGACACAGATCGGTGATCACGGCGTTGATGAGGGTGATAGCGTCAACTCCGGCGTGATGACGCCACAAGACGCACAGAACGAACTCGACGCCCTCATGGGCTCAAAAGAGTTCCAAGAGGCGTGGCTTGACCGGTCGCACCCCAACCACCGCAACATGGTGGAGCGTAAAGCGCAGTTGGCCCGTATGATGACGGGGATTGCACCGTGAAACAGGTACGTTTAGAAGCGTTGAAGTTGGCGGTGTCACCGGCACTAGCGCCACAAGGCGTGGAGGGGGTGCTGTCATGGGCCGACGCGTTCGTTAACTATATCGAGACCGGCGAGCGCCCCGACCCGCTCGACCCCCGACGAACCAAACGCAATAAACGTAATACGAGGAAGTCTGGGTTGACCTCACAGGATAGCGTTTGACACATTAACCAAAATCAGGTTAACATCATTTTGAGCGCACCATGAGGTGTCGAACGGACTACACTGACAACCCGTAAGGGCCGGTAATACAGTCTCAGTAGTGGCCCCGCATACGTGGACAAGCCTGTAGCTTTTGTTTTAACCGACAGAAGGAAGGCATGTAATATGTCCAACGAAGTCTTAGACTGGTCAGTAATTGACTATAAGTCTACCGTTGAACATCTTCTGCAACAGCGCGGCTCCAAACTTCGGGGTTGTGTTATGGAAGACACGTATCACGGTAAATCCGGCGCGGCAGTGAACCAAGTGGGTGCGGTAACGGCTCAATTGCGTACCACTCGTCACGCTGACACCCCACTCATCGAAACCCCGCACGACAAGCGGTGGGTTTTCCCACTCGATTACGAATGGGCCGACCTCATTGATGATGCGGACAAACTCAAAATCATCGCTGATCCGACCAGCCCTTACGCCATCAACGGCGCGATGGCAATCGGTCGTGCCATTGATGATGAGATCATCTCCAAGGCTACCGCCTCCGCTCTCACGGGTGAAGACGGTACGACCTCCACTGCGTTCCCTGCTGGTCAAACGGCAGCGACGACAGCCGGCGGGTTGACAATCGCCAAGTTGCGCGAAGCAATGCAATTGCTGATCGCGGCGGAAGTGGATGTCGATAACGAAGAGTTGTTCTGTGCCATTGGCGCACAACAGCACGACGATTTGCTGGGCGAAACTCAGGCAGTCAGCTTGGATTTCACCAACAAACCGGTTCTTGTTGATGGTCGCATCAAATCCTTTATGGGTTTCAACTTCAAAGACAGTCAACGACTGGCGCTTTCCGGTACGGATCGCACGGTCATCTGTTGGGCGAAGTCGGGTCTCCATCTCGGAATGTGGAACGACATCAATGCTCGGATCACAGAACGTGATGACAAATCTTACTCTACTCAGGTCTACGTGAAAGCCAGTTTCGGTGCCACGCGGGTTGAAGAAGAGAAGGTTGTCGCCATCACTTGTTCAGAAGCATAGGGGGCGTACGACATGACTACGAAGAACTCAACTGAAGTCACGAACTTCGAAGCGGTCCCACAAATCTACACGGCCACACAAAACGCCCACGGGCGCATGCGGGTGGCCCAAGGTAACCTTGAGGTGGCGACCACCGACATCGATGACGACGACATCATCATGTTGGCGGTTGTTCCTGCCGAGGCGTCCGTCCTCCATATCTATCTGGGATCAGATGATCTGGACAGCGGCACCCCGGCGCTCGCATTCGATCTTGGTGTTTACACCACGGCGGGTGTGGTAAAGGACCGTGACGCGTTTGCTTCGGCAATCACGTTGGGGCAAGCCGCCGCGAAGGGTGTGATCGACTTCGCCAATGAGGCCCGTGATATCAGCGAGATCGGCCAAAAACTGTATCTCGATGCTGGTGACACGCAAGCCTCCCATGACAACCAATACTACATCGCCCTTACCGGCGAGACTGTAGCAGATACCGCCGTTGGCGGCACGATCTCCTACATCATTGAGTATGTTGTGGACTAAAGAATACCGGGGAGGGTTTCGGCCCTCCCCGTTTTTCTAAGGATGACTGAATGACCTCTGATGTTGGTATCTGTAATTTAGCACTCCAACTCCTGGGGGCTAAGTCGATAGGCACTCTGGGTGAAGATAGCGTTGCGGCTCGTGCGTGCAACCGTGTTTACGAACACGCACGGGACAGTGAAATACGGTCGCACAGTTGGAGTTTTGCGCGTACCCGTGTTGAGTTGGCGGCGTCCTCTACAGACCCAGCATTTGGGTTTGCAAAGAAGTACCAGCTACCGTCTGACTTTATACGACTAATCCCAGCCCGTGTGGCCGGAACTACCACCGTCACGAATGGCGGCATTGATCCCAACATCGATTGGCAGATCGAAGGGCGCTTCATTCTCACGAATGACGGGTCACCGTTGAAGATTGTATATCTGGCGAAGATCACAGACACAGAAGTGTTCGATGATCTCTTCACCGAGTTACTGATCTCGCGGATCGCGATGGATGTTGCGGAGAAGGTGACACAGTCCAACACTAAAAAAGAGGACGCACAGGACCGATACAAGGAGGCTAAGAAAGAGGCGAAGCGCATCAATGCGTTTGAGCGTCCACCGGTAGACACACCCGTGGATACTTGGATTACCGCGAGGCTTTAGTGGCTAAAGTATCACCCATCCAGTCAAATTTTAACGGCGGCGAAATTACGCCGCTTTTGTTCGGTCGGCCTGAAGTTGATAAGTACAAGTCGGGCCTGAAGACCTGTCTGAATTTCGTGCCGCTGATACAGGGTCCGGTCGAACGACGCCCCGGTACGGTCCATATGGCCGAGGTTTTTAACAGCGCAAAATCAACCCGTATCATCCGGTTCGAGTTCTCGGTCACTCAGGCGTACATCATCGAGTTGGGTGATCTGTACTTCAGGGTGTTTCAGGATAACGCGCTGCTTGTCACCGCACCCACCGAGATTACCACCACATACGCTGAAGCGGATTTGTTTCAGTTGAAGTTCACGCAGAGCGCAGACGTACTCTATATCACGCATCCCTCCTACCCTCCCCGGAAGATACAGCGTACGTCTGCAACTGTGTTCACCATTGAGGATGTTGTGTTTGGTGATGGCCCGTACCTCGCGGTTAATACTGAGACGACCACGCTGACGTTGTCAGGCGGCACGTATACCAAAGGTACGACGGGGGTGACCTGCACCGCGTCTGCGGTTACCGGCATCAACGGTGGTGATGGTTTTCAGACGACCGATGTGGGCCGGCTAATCCGCATCCAGCGTCCGACCAACTGGACTTGGGTGACAATCACCGCACGATCAAGCACGACGGTCGTGACGGTCACCATCACTGGACCCGACGCGGACGGCACCGGTACAGCTAATTGGCGGCTGGGTACGTGGTCAGCGACCACAGGCTATCCCGCAGCGGTGACGTTCCATCAGAACCGTCTTGCGTTCGGCGGGGGTGTGGA